TGACAAGAGTCTTGCCACCACCAAATAGCTGCTGGCCAAACAGCTGATGTTCTTCGTTCTTGCCCTTCCAAGTGATGTCCTTGGCAGCAGTCTTTTCCTTGAACGCAATCACCTGTCCTGAGGAGTTGCAGTAAGGAAACCGAAGGGCCTGAGAAGCAGCGTCAAACCTGACATTGAACTTCTTGCAGGTATCTTCAAGGATAGCCCGCTTGCGAAGGGGAATGATGTCCCCGGAGTAATCCATAATTGTGCGAGGCTTGTGGGAAGAAAGAACTGATCCATCACCGTGTTCGTAGTACCCACAGGAAAAGCAATACGCATCGCCCGCTTGGTAACGAGCGAGCGCATCACTACTGCTGCATGAGGGACAGGGTTCGTGACGAACAAACACTGACTCATCGTTTTTCATTCAATCCAAGAGAGGGGAATATCGGAAGAGGAACACCACATGAACTCATTCTTGTCGGCCCACATAGCATAGGTGGTTTTGCTTTCTTTGGAAAGCGTGTTGTATGGGGCCTGAAAGACAAGACGGATGTCAAGCTCAGGGTTAGCTTTCTTGACTGCTAACATCTTGCGACGATCAACAGGCTTGAAGTAACCCTTTGCTTCCAGTATCACACCATTTGGAAGAATGAAGTCTGGGGTGTAATTGGCGGTGATAGTGTAAGAGAGCCTAAGAGTTTCATACTCAAACAAAACCTCATTAAGCTCCAACCACCGGGCCAACCTTTCTTCAAGGCGGCTCCGGTAGCCACCCATCAGAAGGGAAGATCGTCAGCTGTTTCCGTAGGGGACGGTTGGAAGTTGGGACTACCTACCTTGAACCCATCAGCAACACCAAAGATAGCAGCCACATCATCATCACTGATGTCACCAGAGTCAGACCCATTCCCTGAGTTCAGAGAGACGATCTGAGCACCCTTGACCTTGAATGAGAGGCCAATCTTGGTGGTGTACACATAAGGCTTCAGGTCAACAATAAGGCGAACCTTAGTGCCCTTCCAGATCTGTGTGTTCACAGGGATAGGCTGCCCATCCGTATCCACCCAAGGGAACATCGGGCTGTTGCTGTCACCACCATAGCTCAGCTTCACATAGCCAGACTCATCCCACTTGGGAAGTTCTGCTGTGCTGCGCTTTCCCTGAAGCTTGTTCTTGCCCCATTCAATGGCATTCTCATACTGCTGATCAAACTCAGGGATGAGTTCATCAGGAATACGAAAGCCAATGGAACAGTTGTTGAACTTACCGCTGGGAACTAGGGCATTGATGTAGCCCTCAAGGGTGGTGGCAAAGACGAAACGGTTGTCGCTCATGTGCTGGGAAGAAGGGCGGTGAGTTTGGTGCTGGCCACAAGGTCCTCATGCTCTCGGAAGAGGGCAAGGAGGCTCTCAGGGGTGTCCCCGAGGTCTTCATCATACCACCTCATGATCGCTAGGCCTTCCTCGTAGGAGAACCCATAGTCGGCGGTAAGCTGCTCAAAGTTGATCATCGAATGCCTCGAGCACTTGCTCAGCAGCTTCAGTGCAGTCCTGAACACCACCACCGGAGGCAGCACAGCACATCCAGGCAGCGGCTTTAAACTCATCCTTGATGAACTCTTCAAAGGTCAGCTCAGGCTCGTCCTGGACATACTCAGAGTACTGTTCAAACAGCACACCAGTAATCTCAAGATCCAGTTCGTAATCAGCAGCAACCTCTGCCACGTAGGCCAGAGACTCTTCAGAAGTAATCATGGTTAACAGAACATGTATTTGGAAGCTTGAACATCATTGATGTCCAAAGTGTTTTTCATGATGCTCTCATCAAAGACAGCACCAATCTGATCAGCCCAGTTCCGAAGAACAGGCTCCTTGTAAATTAACACGAACTCATTCCTGACTGCCTTAGCAATCAGATCCATGTCACAGGAACGTCCTAACACACAGTCATGGATGACCGTGAAGGGTTCCTTCCAATCAGCAAACACACAGTGAAGCAACGCAGCATCCAGGGAATGGATCACATTAGGAGCCGAAGCACTGACATGATGATCAAGGTCCACTGGTCCTGGCTCTTGCTTGGCAATGTTAGCTGTGAGGGTGGTGCCAAGTAGCTTGGTGGCAATACGTTCTGTTTGTGTGATCCTGAGGTTTTGAATCACAGGGAATCCAGAAGGTGTCACCCATTCAATAACCTCCTTGCCAGCCTTGATCTGCTCCTTGACTGCCCCTTGGATGAAGTTCATACAAAGCACAGGACCGGAGAAGATCTCCTTGACACCGAAGTCATAGATGGCCTTGACAATCTCGGTGAGTTCACCTTTCTCAAGGGTAACACCCTTAAGCTCTTGTCGGATGTAATCACGAGCAGAGTGACGAGTCACACCATAGGGTGTTGTCATCACGGTCCTCTTGGTTACCTT